TATACAGCATAATGATATCTGGTCTATGTATAAGCGCCAAGTCGATTGTTTCTGGCGCGCCGAGGAGATCAACTTGGCCGGCGACTTGAATGACTGGGCTACGTTATCAGCGGACGAGAAACACTTTATTTCGATGGTCCTCGCCTTTTTCGCGGCATCGGATGGCCTCGTCTTGGAAAACCTAGCAGTCAGATTCATGGGCGATGTCCAGATATCGGAAGCTCGCGCTTTTTACGGATTTCAGATCGCCATGGAAAATATCCATTCGGAAACCTATAGTTTGTTGATCGATACCTATATCAAGGATGCCCAAGAGAAAGCCCGGCTCTTCACGGCACTAGACAATTATCCCTGTATCGCTAAAAAGGCAAATTGGGCGAAGAAATGGATTGGAGATAACCGCTCCTCATTCGCTTCTCGATTAGTAGCTTTTGCTGCCATTGAAGGCATCTTTTTCTCGTCCTCGTTTGCTTCTATTTATTGGATCAAGAAACGCGGTCTCATGCCCGGGCTCACTTTTTCCAATGAGCTCATTTCCCGCGACGAAGCATTGCATACCGAGTTTGCGATACTGTTGTATACGAAGCTCCAGAAAAAGCTCCCTAAAAAGCGCATCTATGAGATCATCCAAGAAGCCGTCGAAATCGAAAAAGAGTTTATTACGGAGGCCATCCCTTGTCGTATGATTGGCATGAACGCTACCTTGATGACCCAATATATCGAGTTTGTTGCTGATCGATTGGTTGTCCAATTGGGATACGAAAAAATCTATGGTTCTGCGAATCCTTTTGATTTTATGGAGCTTATTAGTGTAGAGTCCAAGGTGAACTTCTTTGAACGCACAAATGCGGAATATGCCTTGGCCAATAAGACAGTAGATAAGGATGTGTTTGATTTTGCTGCGGATTTTTAAAACAAACAACCGAATTTGATTTTGGATAAACAACATAAAAGTTTACGTGTTATATACTAGATAATACGTAAACGATGGATCCACAACGACAACCAGGACAAACCCCTGAGTGTAAAGACGACTTGGTTGAAATAAAACTAAAGATCGAAGCTGATGCTGTTGCTAGACTAGAAAAGGAGCTGCCTGATCGAAAAATCATGTATGCACAATTGCTTGCTTCTGATGGACGAGAATCTCGTGCGCCGGATACCAAAACCGTGAACATTGTAAAGAATATTATGCAAGATGGGGCGGATGAATTTGTCAAAAAAACGGGACGAAATATGACGTATTCGGAAATACGCGAGATCTTCGGATAAGCGAAGCGACCGAAAGATACGTAGTATCTGACTATAAGTTTACGACTGAAAGATACGTAGTATCTGACTATAAGTTTACGACTGAAAGATACGTAGTATCTGACTATAAGCGAAGCGACTATAAGGAATTATGCAATAATTCCGACTATAAGCGAAGCGACTGTAAGCATACAAGTTATAACAAGTAAAAAGCTACACAATTAGAACATTGTATTTTTATTCTAGATATAAATACAATATACCAGAACTTTATGTGTGTAGACCTAACCACACTCCTTCTGGAAATCCATCTTTGAATCCATCTTTCATTTCACTTCCCAATTCATGACTAGGGCGATGTTTTGTGTGTTTTGTTTCACGACTGATAATACATCCCTCCATCCATCCGAATACCCACGCAAATTGTTCTAAAATAACATCAAATCCATCCTCAATGCAATTTTCGTCTGTCTTCATAATTGGTCTATATAGTATTCGAGGTTTTTCTATAATACTTATTTTTTACTTCTTGTTTTTTTGAATGAAGTTTTTTCAATATTCTTTTTATTTTTTTGGAACCACCATTCTTTCGAACCGGTTTCGTAGTCCTAATATTACGTGTACTCTGCAAAGGTTTTACAGTCCTAATATTACGTGTACTCTGCAAAGGTTTTACAGAGGAGATGGATGGTTTAGGTGGTGTCGATGGCGAAACATCGGGCACCGGGCTTCCCATTGTTATACATCCACTTTTGATGCACTCATCATAATCCTTTGTAAATGCGGTTTGATCCTCTGGACTACTAAAAAATGCACCTTTCAATTCGGTAAACAAGTCTTGCTCAGATAATCCCGAGAGTCGAGATATTCCATTAGACCAATATGTATTGTATTTATCAATAATACGTTTTATCAGATATACCCAAAATCGGTCAGGATTTGATTTAGCACCATAGTCGTTATATAGTGCGATCGAATCCAATAGAGTCTTTGCAATTTTGACTAACCAATTATACAGATAGTATCCACCCAAAGACACACCCGGTATTATTTCGGCTTTAATTGTAGGATCCGCATTTGCGGTTTCATATCGATCAACTAAACTCTTGATTTTGCTATAGTCCATGTTCGGTCGTGCCGAAAAAAACCCTTTTTCAAATTGGGCTTGCATATCTAATAAATATTGTCTATTCGGTGAAACCATACCAGAGACGGCTGTCGCAACTTGTGCATCGACAAACAACGATGCAAACCAATCCATTTTGTTGTAATAACTATACTATACTCTTCTATAGTATGAGTATATTTATTTTCCAAAACTTCGTATATTCTTAATGCATTCCTGTTATTGCACTCATATATGCAATGTCATGTACTGGATTTTTATATCCTTCGTATTCAAGTAATTGGCGTTCACGAATCAAAGCATTATATTCTTTTTCTGATAATATACCTATACCAACCTTTTGTTTAAGAATAGATTCCGCCGCATTTTGTTCCGAGGTATTGTGAATACTAACCAGTATTCGAACGACAGTTAGAATACCCTTGAAAAAATCGAGCTTTTTTCCGTCAAAATGGTCATAGGTTAATCCTTGCATGTTTAGAAAAATCTTTAGTATTCTGTCTTCTCTAGAGACTTTATTGAAATTTTCTTCATTTTTTTTACGTTTCAGGTCCTTTAGTATCTCCATTTTTTTAATTATATTTCTAAAAAATTTTATTAGAACACTATTTGGTATTGTTCCAGTAGCTTTATCAATAATATCTAACACATGAATTATAATAGAAATAATTCTATCGTTTTTGTCCGATAGTTGAAAATGATTCTTACTTTTTAGTTCTTCGATAACATTGCTAATAAATTTAGGCGCACCGTGTGGCTCGATTGTCGGAACATATTTTTTCCCCATTTTTTTCCAAATGATTCTACTATCGTATTTGGAATCGATACTGTTTACGATTTGTTCTGTTTCTTGAGATAATGTATGGTTTGTTAATATACTAGTTAGTTCGCCTAAAATAGGGAGGGTTTTTTGAACAAAAGCCACTTTATCGAAAACCTCATCAATGAAAGATCTCTTGGTACTCGATTTTGTTTCGAGAGATTTAGTAAGTTCCTCGGCAATATGTTCTTCTTTTGCTGAATGGAAGCTAGGTTCATCATGATCGGTTAGACCTCTAGATATTCTATCTACACTCGGCTGAGATCTCGCTGAATGGAAACTCGATTCATGATTATGAACTACTTTTGCTGTATGATTATGAGAAGGATGATATTCAGGTTGACCTTTACGTATGTATTTTGCTACATCTTTAACTGGATGGTCAACGTGATATTTATTGAAGTTAAGAACAGGATGTCCGGGTCCAGGTCCGGGTCCGGGTAAAAGTACAAGTTTATCAGTTTGCCTAGTTGGTTCATTATTTCTAGAAGCGTTCTTAACTGCCGATATATAAGCAGCAATACCCGCAAAAAATCGAGAAATACTAAACCCTCCTTTGATCAATGTCCGATTTTTTCTAGTTTTATATGGTATTCTTTGGAGGTTTCTTCGTCTCGTTTTTTGATTCATTCCTAACTAATATACTATCATATAATATTTACTATATAATATGATGTTTTACACCTTTGCGCATTTCAAATGTGCAATGGTGTAATAACCAAGGGTTAAAATGCGTCGTCATCTTCGAATTCAGCAAATTCCACAAATTCTTGGTCGTCGCTACTTATATCATTCGAATCCTTGTGATAGATATCCAGGGTACGCGCACTAGCATCTGTAGCATTCACATACTTGGGCATCCAAAAATAAGGCACTAGACGTCCTAAACCAGGATAGGCCTCTTCAAAGATCTCGCGATACCAACGCTGTTCAGCGGTCTTGGGTGGGTTCCAATCATACACCTTACTACCAGTACTAGTCGCAGTCTCTGGCGATGGAAACAAGGTCGACGCATGATCTCCCAAGATCTCGTATAAGGACCGGGTTTTTCCACTAACCCCATCGCTAAAAGCCTCCTTTCTACGCCACAACACCTTCTCGGGCAAAAGAGGATTCCCCGCACAATTGGAAAACCAAGCGGGCGAAAACGCCTGGCGCAACAGATACTTCTCAGGATTGCGACCCGTCTTATGGAAACGCACTTCGGGCAAAATCGACAGATAATATTGCACCCAACTTCGATCCAAGAAAGGTGTCCGCGGTTCCAAACCATGACTCGAAATCGACTTGTCCGATCGCAAGACATCGAATGCATGGATGTCTTTCAACAAACGCCGGCATTCGCGATCAAATTCGATGGAATCGGGACATGCACCCATATAGAGATAGCCCCCCGCCAGTTCGTCGGACCCGTCTCCATTGAAAATAACCTTGGCTTGACTACACTGCGAAATGTGCTTACCTAGCAACCAGTTTCCAATGGAGGCGCGCACAGTAGTGGTGTCGTAGCTCTCGATCCCTCGAATAACCTCGGGGACGGCCGCGATAAAATCCGCCTCGGTCAAGATTATTTCGGTGTGTCGCGTTCCCAAATGCTCAGCCACCACTTTTGCATAGTGCAAGTCCTCGGAACCAGAGACTCCAATGGAATACGTCTCAATCGGTGGGAGATCATTGATCTTGTGATACTCGGAAACCAAGGCCGCTACCAAACTGCTATCTAGACCGCCCGAAAGCAAACAGGCGATGGGGCGTTCCGTTGTCGAACATCGCTTGAATACGGCGGACATGAAATAGGTCTGGATCTCGTGAATGCATTCGCCGATTTCGTCCTCGACCGCATTTTTAAACATAATACATGTTTTGAATCCAGTTGTATGATATTTCGTGGTTTGGACTAGACGCCACTGAGGCATGACCTTTTGCGGGAGTTCATACTCCGCATAATGTCCGGGGGGGAAGTGTTGGATGGTATCGTGGTCTCTCGACGCGCGCAGCTCGGAAAGCATCTTCACCTCGGATGCGAATCCGTAAGAAGTTTCCTGACGTTGAGCATCAAACGATTCTATAGTATACAGGGGACGGACACCATAGGGATCGCGTGCTACATAGATTTTGCTTGTTTCATGGGGTTGGGTCAAAGTACGATTGTCTAGTAGGACAAAGGAGAAAACACCGTCTAGCATCTGCAGGGTCTGTTCAATACCATACATCTTGTATAAATGGATGATAACCTCGCAATCGGAGTCTGTATCTGGAATAACATTCATATCTTGGTACAACTTTAGGTAGTTGTATATTTCGCCATTGCAGATCAAGATAATGTCGTCGATCATTAGGGGTTGATTCGATTCTGTATTGAGACCGTTGATGGCTAGGCGGTGAAACCCGAACATGGCTCCTATTGAGACCGTTTGTAGGGTGGAGTGTTCCGGTCCGCGTCCCCGACCTTTCTGAAATTGTTCATCGATATATTTACTGGAAAACCCTTGGTTTAAAAGCGCGAAAATCCCACACATGACGATACACTGTTATCTCGTGGAATCTTTATGCCGATTTTTCAGGAACTTTTGAGAAAATTGATATGCTTTTTTTGGATCTATTTTATTGCATTCCTTCAAGGAAATTGAGTGTTGATTAAGTTTTAGTTTAAGTTTTAGTGCAAAGATGGCCGCAAGATACCGCGAACAAGATGAGGCCTGGTTCGACCACATTCAGGAGTTGCGTTGGGCAAACGAATGTGAAGATGAATATGTTAGTGAATACGGCCCCGAGGACCAAGAGGAAGAAGATTACGGTGTCGAGGACCAAGACCAAGACCAAGAAGAATGCAGCGCCGAGGAACTCGCCATTTTCGAAGAGGCGTGGTTTAACCACGTGCAAGAGAATAGCTGGACAAGCGGATGCGAGAACGAAGACCAATCCTCTCTTATGTCTGTCGAAGACCAAGAGCAAGAAGAGTATGCGTACAGACACCTTGACTTTCTCTGCGAGAGTTTTGCCCTAGACATTTCGAGCAGCAACAGCAGTCCTTGTGCAACAGCTACTAAAATGGAAGTAGTAGAGGAAGATAAACCCGCCGCCGACATGAAAACCCGACTTTTGGCAGCAGAAATGAGAGTTATGCAGCTAGAATCCCAACTGTTGACTGCTCAGGCGGTCGCGGCAAGAGATCGTCTGCGCACCCAAGAATTAATGGGTATATTAGAAAAACAAACCAAAGAGATTAATAAACTAACGGAGAGCCTCGAGATGATGACCGAATGGGTTATCGATGTCGTGCAGCCCGAGACAGAAAACTGCTTGTAAACTATATATAAATACCACCCGTATATAAACCCTATAAATATTGTATTTCTTTCCCTTACATTTTTATTGGTAGGATTGTCTACTATTTTTATACTCTATACTCTATATAGGTAGTTTAGCAGTATAATGGACCTCTTTCGTTCCTTGGACCCATGGAGTTTTTATATGGTAGCCTTTATCTGTTTCCTCATCTTGTTCACAGTGTTGTTTCAAATAAAGCCAATCTCATACACTATTGCCGAAGGATTCTTGGACGCCCACGGAAATAAATAATAATTATGACTTAAAATTATTACACCATAATTATTATTCCACTGAACATAAATCAATCAAATCAACCTACTATTATGTTCGATATGATACCTTTTTCTAGGAAATGCAAATTGATTCTAGCACCAACTACCGAGGATCTCCAAAACATCTCGCTTTTCGCAATAGCCATTTCGGCGGCCATTTCGTGTTTATATACTTGGTATGGCAAAAATGATGGAAGAGATATAACCAGACCATTTGATGCAATCCTACCCTTTGTGGGACTCCATGCATTTGTGGATTTTTTTATAACAAAACAATGGGATGTAAAATTACATCATCTGTGTATATGGGGTGTTATCTCTTATAATATTTACTACGATGTTTCAAAGGAACATCGATTCTTATTATTGTATCCGCTGGTGAAGACCGAAATATCGTCGATTTTTTATGTTTTGAAATATTGGTTGCCGAAAAATGCGGCTATCTATCATCTAAATACGGCGATATTCTATCTTTCATTTTTCAAGTTTCGTATTTATGACGTATACAATGAATTGCTTTATAAACATATTCCTTTCAATGTACTCATTCAAAACTACTCGCATTCGAATGAGTATTTGTCATCGGTATCCATTGTATCGTGTTATGGTCTCTACTTACTAAACCTATATTGGTTTGTTATCATGAACAAGATATTGTATAAAACTGTTGCGAAGATATACAACAAAATCGATACTGATCAAATGTGTCATTTGTTATGCAGCTATATACCTTGGATAAATATACCTTTATCGATCTATCTGTATTCGCATAAACCCCATGAGAAGTACATCTTTGACATAATAGGTACCATTTTGTTAACAGCATCATCTTACAAATATCATACCCATATTTATCAGAGACTACGGGATAAAGAAATCATCGAATATTCGGTTCCAGATAACGAAAGTGTTGTGCTTTTTGTGAAGGATAGTGTTTCGATTCATGTACGGAGTTTTTTGACGATTGCAACTAACTATTATAGCAGCCGACATTTACCGTTTATTTTGTTGTTCTCTGGTATATCTCATGCAGTTTCCGTCTTTCACGGATTTCTTATTGTTTTGGATTTATTTATTGACCGCGATACAATGAAGAGTGTGTTTGTGGATTGTCATAATATGATTTTGGCTATACCCATTATCTTCGATGTGTCCATGTTATTTATGAATTCGTCTATTGAAATCTCCTTACCATTTATGTTAGTGAATATAATAATCGGACTCTTATTTGCTATTAAGCCATTTTACAAGACAACCCATGTTGCCTTCCATTTGTTTTTGGTTGCGCAAAATTATTATATGTGTTTGTCAAACACTCAATAAGATGTCGTATTTAGTCGTCTCATATTTAGTCATTTTACACAAAAAATAATATAGGATTATAAAAAGTGTTGGTATATTATAACTATCATGTCTGGGGGGGATCCATCGTCAAACACCTATTATGATCCATCTACCAACTTTTTCAATTATACCAATTATTATTTTTCGCCGAGCGAGTTGTCGAGTAGTCAATCGGGTGTGGATATAACACAGGCGTATACAAACTCGATGTTCTCTGGTTATACACCGAATGCGAACAAAAAACAATCATTGCCAGGGGGTCGCTATTTCATGGATACAAATACTACATGTAGTGATGCTTGTGGAAATACACATCCTTTGTCTGTCTTAATCGATAATGTAAATACTAGTCAAGTGAATGAATCTCCTGGACAAGGATTGTTGTATTCGTTGTTATCTTCTTTAACCCTGTTTAATCCTAGTGATACAGTGGATCTAACATCTGTATGTGTTCCTGTTTCGGTATATATGAATGATTATCCAAACGCAGGAATCGTTCGTGGTTATATAGCATCTACGCAAGTAGGTCTAATCGATCCAAGAGCCCAAAATAACCCCCACTATATTGGACAAATTGTGCCGACTGGTTCAACTGGGATAAGTGGCTCAAGTGGCTCAAGTGGCACAAGTGGTCCAACTGGGATAAGTGGCTCAAGTGGCACAAGTGGTCCAACTGGCTCACGTGGCTCAAGTGGCACAAGTGGATCAAGTGGCTCAAGTGGCTCAAGTGGCACAACCGGATCAGGAGGCACTAGCAATTTTTGTGCATCCTTATCTTGCGATACAGAGGATGCTACGTTAGACATGATTATTCGAACATATCTATTAGCATTAGTGGTATTAACAGGATGTATCATGTATCGCGCTATAAGGCGTACATAACAACAATATACAAAAATGGTAGAGGTTTGATGCTAAACAAATACGAGTAGTATCAAACAGTTAGAATGGAAGTTATACACCATATCGTTTAAAAATTTCCAAGGCTACTAAACCTCCTAATATCTGAGCTACACTATAGGGAATAATCTCGCTGGGTGTGTATTTTCCGGCAGCGGCCAATGTGATCGTTATTGCCGGATTCAAGTATCCACTCGAAAATCGCGACAAAATCAATAAGATCAATGCAAAAGCGGCACCAATTGCCAATACATTATTCGTAGCTAGCACGATATAGATAAAAAATGCGGATCCAACAAATTCTGCTAAATATTCATACATGACAAAATCAATATATGTTGTACTATACTATATACTATACTGAAAATATTATGATGAAATTAGCTTCTTTTTGCAATTTACTTTTCCAAATAAAAAGGTAAAGAACCGGAAGCTATCCTTGTATTGCTGTTTCTTCAATCGAAGATACAAAACGAATCCGATGATATAAAGGGGTAATATGAAAACAGTCAATATATTATTGGTTAGTACTATAGTATCTATTTCACTGTTAATGTCTTGTATTTTTTTGTTGACATCGATGATCGTAGTAGTAGTAGTCGGTTTCGGTGATTGGCTATTCTGAGAAATAGGAGGTGTACGCAAGGTCTCAATAGAATCCTGTAGCTCTGATTTGTACAATACTAGCACATAGATAATCGTAATAATGGCTAAAATAGATACGAAATAGGGGAATGTGGTTTTGATAAGTCCTAGGAAAAACGCATATAATACGGTAGATCTCGGTATGATTTTCAAGATGTGTTTATCTCGAACTGGTATGGTTATAATAATGAAAAATACGAGCGTCAAATATGCGACTAAATGATTCAACAAAAGGCTGCGTTGAAATAGTTTGCGTATTTTACACGAGAACAAGTCGAATAGACTGTTGCCCGCAATAATAAGAATCAATAAAAACACGGAGTATACTGGGAAATGATCTTGAATACTATACATGGATTTGTTTATTGTCTATGAAAAATATGAATGCGATTTACTGATATATATTCATATTTTTCTATCTATCTTCGTCGCACGGCCATCCAATCAACATAGGAACCGTGATGATCATCCCCACCATTGGATAAATCATTGTAGGTTTGGTTGACTGCCTTCTGGCGCTTGTATGCAGCATAATCCGAGGAATCGGCTACAAAACGGGTGTTGCAAATGGACGCGGGAATACCAGTACCATCACATTTCGAAAGCAATGATCCAATGCGACCTTTGATTCCGGGGTATTTATCGTTGATCTGGTTCGATCCGCCGCACGAGTAGTTAACACGGCCCAAGAAATCGCCGGAATTGTTTACCGCGCGAAAGGGCGTTGTAACACGATTTCGGCCATTCACGTTTCCAGTTGCGTAAGCCGTATTCCACGAATCAACCACGATTCTTCGCGTCATAACCTGCTGACTATCTTTGTAGTTATTCACAGTCTGTTTGGGCGAAAATCCGTTGTACGGACCTTTACCTAAATTGGAACCTCCTAAATTGGGCGCTTTCAAATTGGACATCATTTTTTTGTATACTATACTATACTGTATTATTTTATTTACCGCGGAATAAAGAATTCGTGGTGGTATCCGTATTCGTTAACGATGCGGCCGTTCCACTATTCGATACAAGACTAACGGTTTGACCATTTACGACAAAATATTTGGTTGATGCAAGTGTTAATTGGACGGAACCATTGAAAACAATGGTAGTGGGTGTTGCGGTGGATGTTTGTACTGTAACAGGCCAACTATAGGTGTTATCTATTGCGTTTTGATCAAACACTACATTATTCCCTGTGATAATATTGATGGTTCCGAGTAGTGGATCAAATGCTGTTAAATGATAAGGTATGAAATTCGCATTCCATATATTTCCATTTCCAGTAGTAGCAACTTTATACAAATATTGATTTGCCGAACCATTGTTCCATTCACCAGTGGAATATCCTGTATTAGTAATGTATACATGACTAACATCATTCGCCACTATTGTTCCATAAATGTAATTATTTGCAGAAGTTCCAACATTATAGTGTAATGAAATGTAGCAACTAGACACATCTACACGTCCAAGAGATCCATCATTTCCAGAATTTCCGGATGGATAAGAACCAAAAATACCTCCCGCATATACATTATTGATAGATCCATCATAATAACAATTAACTGCACTAGCGTTTCCTTTTGTAAGTGCAGTAATAGTAGAAGCATTACCCGCAAATGATCCAAAGATACCTCCACCTCCACTAGCATCAATTTGTCCCAATGCATAACAATTTGTTGCTTTAGCATTTCCACTTGTTGTTCCAGCTCCTCGACCAAAAATGCCGCCTGCATTTAACCCCGCAATTCTTCCTGTAGAATAACAATTTGTTGCGTTTGCTCCACCATTTGTTTGCGCTACTCCTGCACCAAAGATTCCACCTGGTCCATTTAAACCAGTAATATCACCTGTTGAAAAACACTGGGATACATCTATGCGACCACCATCTCTACCCGAATTTTGTCCCGCAATACCACCACTACCAGTTCCCGTAATATTTCCACTAGAACTGCAGTCGAAAACAACTAGTTGTCCTCCATATCCACCAGAGTGTTGTCCCACAATACCACCACAGCTTATAGAAGAAGCATCTAAACCAATTACTCCAGTTGAACTACAGTGTTGAACTGTATTCATTTGACCAGAAACACCATAATATGCTTGTCCTATCCATCCACCACTTGAAGGCAAAAATGAACCTCCCTTAGTGGTAGCGCGTATATTTTGCACAGTTGTATTGGAGAAGGCTTTACTAGTAGAACTACTTCCATTTTGTACTAGACCCGGATAATTTGAAACACCACTAATATCAATAGTGCGACCGGATCCATCAATGGTTATGTAATTTGATCCAATAATAAAATAATGATTTGCGTCTGGAAAAATACGATCGGCACCCAAGGTTAGTACAGTAGGTGTTGCTTGACTTCCACCAGCAACACTTAATGGCCAAGTAAATGACCCGTCTGGAATTGTATTATCTAGTGTTGTTGTTGAATATATAGATAAAATATTTCGAGGAATTGTATCTGGATTGGATGCTAGTTTATAAAATGTGGGCTGTCCTAGTGGATCTGTTTGAGTGATCCAAGGCAATGAAGATACTCCATAGTTTAATGTATTTGATGCGTCAGTTGCATTCCAGTAAGAGTCCACTATACAGTTCGATTGATCGAGTCTACCTGGTGAAGATGCAAAAATGCCTGGTACATAATTATTGGATGTGTCTTTTGCCTGGCGTGTAGATACAACAAAGCAATTGTTTGCGAAGACACCAAGCGTTGGATTATTGCCAAAGATACCTCCATTATTTGAACCTGATATATTTCCTACAACAAAGCAATTATTAGCTCTTGCAGTACCATTTGTAAAACCTGCACTACCTCCAAAGATACCCCCGGCTGAACTACCAGTAATAGCACCAGTTGTATAACAATTTGTTGAAGTCGCAGTACCATTGGAATAACCTGCACTAGTTCCAAAGATACCCCCAGCTGAAGTACCAGTAATATCACCTGTTGTATAACAATTTGTCGAAGTTGCAGTACCATTAGTCGAAGCTGCACTATATCCAAAAATACCACCACTGAAGGGTCCAATTGTACCTTTTGTATAACAATTGGTTGAGGTCGCAGTACCATAATTATATCCTACAAATGATCCAAAAATTCCGCCACTATAATTACTAATAGCACCTGTTGTAGAACAATCGGATATCAAAATATTACCTCCGGACAATTGTCCTGCATAAATACCAACAATACCACCACAATCGTTATTACTAATGTCGCCAGTAGAATAACAGTTCTGGATGATATTACCCGATGCATTATTACTGTAATATTGTTGTCCTATCCAACCTTGACTCGTTGCAAGTGTAGTGGACCCTATTGATCTAACACCCAGATTTTTGATAGTTGTATTTGATTTTCCATTTGTGGTAGATGTACCATTTTGTACTAGACCAGGGTAATTAACTACACCACTAACATCGACTGTATTTCCACAACCATCGATAGTTATATAAGGACTACCTACAATCAAATAATAAGAAGCATCTGTATATACCACAGGAGAGCTATATTTGATGGTGATGGGATTCGTAGAGGAACTGTTCGTTATTGTCAAAGGCCATCCATAACTAGCATCTGGAAAAGACAAAGGGAATGTCTGGTTTTGTATGATTGTTGTGTTGTTGGTGTTAACATAAGTTTCAGGAACACTATTTAACGTGTATCTTCCTGTTTGTCCAAAGAGATCTGTAGGTAGTCCAGTGGTTTTCCAAATAGAGCCTTGTCCAGTCAATGTAGTTGAAGCATTTGTAGATATCCATATATAAATACCATTCTCAACGAAACAGTTAGATTGAGCAAGATACGGCGGAGAGTTTTGGAAAATTCCATTCACATAATTACCACACACGTCTTTAGTATTATTCGCATTTCCTGCAACATAACAATTCGCGGCAAAGACATTTCCTGCAACATAACCTCCAAAAATTCCACCTCGTAAACTACTATTATTTATTAATCCTGTTGAATAGCAATTTGTTGCAATAGCAGTACCAGTACCACTAGTTCCTCCCGCTCCATAACCAAAGATTCCTCCTATAAAAAATCCTGCACTCATATTACCTGTTGAATAACAATTCGTTGCATTTACAGTGCCATTATTATACGCTGAAAATTGACCAAAAATACCGCCGGAATACTGTCCAGACATATTACCACTGCTATAACAATTAGTTGCGATTATAGTACCTCTAGTATAGCCTGCATATGAACCAAGAATACCTCCTGTACTCTCTCCGCTAATTGAACCCGTACTATAACAGTTTAATATTTGTAAATTGCCCGTTTGAGCAGAGAATGATCCTACAATACCTCCACAATCGAGATTACTAATATTTCCAGTAGAATAACAATTCTGGATGATATTACCAGAAGCATTACTACTATAATACTGTTGTCCTATCCAACCTTGTGTCGTTGCAAGTGTAGTGTTTCCTATTGATCTAACCCCCATATTTTTGATAGTTGTATTTGATTTTCCATTTGTGGTAGATGTACCATTTCTAACTAAACCAGGATAATTAACTACACCACTAATATCGACCGTGTTTCCGCACCCATCGATAACAACACCACTAGTTCCAATAATGAAATAAGAACTAACATCTGTAAAGACCAAGGGACTTCCAAACGTAATATACGCACTTCCACTAACAGTTAATGGCCATGAATAACTCGAAAGAGTGGCTTGGGTTATAATTGTATCTCCAGTGATAGGGTTTATCAAAACCATTCGCAATATAATATAATACTATTATATAATAATGAATCCAGAATTAATAAAATTCGATCCAGATTGTGTTAGAAAAAAATCGAATTGGAGTAAAACGGCGAAAGACCTAAAATTTGATGCGGCAGAGCCGTTTAACGGCCAAAAAATGCTAGAACAAATAGATGAAAGATCGCCTAAATTGAGCGCATTACTAAAAAACATTGATGCCTTGGACAAGGCGGATATGCAACGCGATGGACACTTGTATAAACACTTTATCTTTTGTGATTTAAAATCATCGACCTATGGTGCAAAGTTATTGGCCGCGGCTCTCATTGCAAAGGGGATGGTGTTGGGATATTCTGCGGATAAGGTCGGCGAACCGAGTACACCTTCGACTATTGTCAAGACCGAAGTCAAACGCACCATTAAACGCAGAAAAGATACACCCCGTCCTTCATCCCTTGTATCCGAGTCCAAGGCGATCCCATTTGTTCCCGGTTCACCTATTTTAGAAGAATCGGAGGTAGAAGAAGAGGCTCAAGCAGAAGCTGAAGCAGAAGAAGAAGAATCCATGAATGGCGGAGCCAAGAAAAAGAAGATCTTCAAAAAAATGACACTCTTGGACCAAGGATCCAAAAGTAGTAATCTCTTCTATCTCTTGTCGTCAGCCGCAGTGTACGATCAACCCATTTCGGTACAAACGAAAAAGGAGATTCTGCGCAGATTCAATGAACGTCCCGAAAATGTCCACGGCGAACATGCCCGTATTATTGTTATGGACAGTGGGTTCAAAGAGGGTATTGACCTGTTTGATATCAAATACATCCATATTTTCGAACCCCCTGTGAACTCCGCGGATCAAAAACAGATTATCGGGCGCGGGACGCGTTTGTGTGGACAGAAAGGTCTGGAATTCCATCCGACCAAGGGTTGGCCCCTCTATGTCTTCATCTATGATCTCTCGATACCCGAACCTATGAGACCAGGGTTTTTAGACGCAACCACGACTTTTGAACTCTATTTGAAATCGTTAAACTTGGACATCCGACTCTTTGATTTTGCCGCGGACTTGGAGGACACCGCGATTTACGGTTCTGCGGATTACGATCTGAATCGCAAGATCCACGAGTTTTCCACGGGCTCTATGGAGGGCGGAGCTAAAAAGAGGATTGTTATTAATCGCGGGCTGCCCCCTTTGGTTATCCAGACCCCGGGAAACTCTTTAGCATTTGTTTCAGGCCAAGGTGAAGGTATCCAAGTATCGCTCCCTTCAGGTAAGCTCGTAGAGGCACCCATATTTGGGTCTTTGTCATTTCGCGAAATGCGGGACTATATTGCCGAGAATTTCGGACAGTATTCATGGTCCGATATCAAGATGGAGAATGGATGCTTGACCAAGGGCGGCGACTCGTGTTTGAAAAACTTTGCAGGAGGCGCAAGCCTAAATGGGGATGCAAAGAAAACCCTAGGCGGGACAATAGTGAATCTAACCCCCACCCAAGATTTCGTTAGCCATTATTTCACACCCCAAGCCCCCGTAAAAGGCCTCCTATTATGGCATAGCGTCGGTACGGGCAAAACCTGTAGCGCCATTGCAACGGCTACGGCCTCGTTCGAACCTCAAGGGTATACGATTCTATGGATCACAAGAACAACTCTAAAAAACGACATCTGGAAGAACATGTTCGACCAAGTGTGTAGCGCCATGATTAGAGATCGGATCGAACAAGAAGGTCTTGTTCTTCCCGCGGAACAAAACAAACGCATGCGCCTTTTGTCCAAGGCTTGGAAAATCCGTCCCATGTCCTATAAACAGTTTAGTAATCTGGTGTCCAAGGAGAACAACTTTTACAAAACCTTGGTCAAAATCAACGGCCAACTGGATCCTTTGAGAAAAACCCTCCTCGTTATTGACGAAGCCCATAAATTGTACGGCGGCGGCGACCTGTCGTCCTTGGAACGCCCCGACATGGGCGCGCTACACGAAGCCTTAATGCACTCCTACCAAGTGTCTGGACAGGACTCGGTACGGCTCTTACTAATGACGGCTACGCCCATTACCGAGAATCCTATGGAGCTGGTTAAACTCATGAATTTGTGTAGTCCAAGAGAGAGACAAATGCCCGACCAATTCGCCGCATTTAGCCAAGAATTCTTGGAACAAGAATCGGGGAGGTTTAGCGAAAGAGGTCGCAACCAGTTCTTGGACTTGATCGCCGGACAAATCAGTTATTTGAACCGCGAACGGGATGCGCGCCAGTTTAGTCAGCCCATCATTGAGCGCGTCCCTGTGCCCCTGATCAAGGACGTATCAGAAGCCGAAGCCTTGGACAAACGCTATGTTCGATCCATGTATACTCGAGAAACCGACGCCCTGAAACAAAAGATCGCAAAAGAAAACGAGCAGATTAGTGGAGATTTGAAAGACTTGGATTCCACCCGGTTTTACGCGTTGCGTGATAAATGCGACGAGTACGAAGGATCCGTGAAAAAGGGTTGCATGAAAGTAGCCAATGCAGCGATTAAGGCCCTAATTAGCGAAGCCAAAGAATCGACCAAGGCGATAAGAGAGACGATCAAAACCATTCGCGAAGAGATCAAAAACAAGAACATTTTCAAGCAAACGGCATTGGAGGGTATCAAAGAACGTGTTTTTATGTCTCCAGAAGACTTGGTCAAATTCAAAGATGGAATGTTTTATACGTTGAAATACAAATGTGGTAAAAAGGTATCGAATGCTACATCCGCAGCAGATGAAGAGGAATGGTCGAAAGATGACCCCACCGTAGCTCGAATCAACGAAGAAATCGCGGCCTATAATACCCGCATTGAGGGTCTAGAGGCGATGCTAAAATCGAATGTCTTGGATCACCAAGCCCGGATCAAGAGAATCAAACAATTGATGCGCGATCCCGGAACCAATGAACTAGAGAAATCCGTGTTGAAACTAACCATAAAAGATATTCGCAAGACCTTTCGCAAAACTTCTACCCAAGCCAAAAAACAGGCTGCACTAGATAAAAGGTCCTTGACTAAGACGCGCAAAGCCTTGGAAAAGGACCGAAAGAAACAAATAACGAGGGTGAAAAAGACCTTGAAATCCCAGGCAAAAGACGCCGCAAAGTTGGCCAAAGCGGAAGCCAAGGCAGAAAAGAAACTCCGGAGAACGATGCGCAAACAGGGAGAACTTCGCGAGGAGTTCCAAGATGGGGTCTTGAAAGACTTGATGGCCAAATATTCGACGAAAATGGACGAGGATTTCGCTGGAAAACGCGCGGCCATTGAACGCGAAGTCCAGGCTAAAGCGGAGGCCAAAGAGGCTAAAGCGAAAGCCAAAGCAGAAGCTAAAGCAAAAGCAAAAGAAGCGAAAGACCGAGAACGAGAGGCGCGCAAGACTCAGAAACTGCGAGAAAAGACCGAAAAGGCGGAAGCCAAGAAACAGGAGAAACAGAAAGAAAAGGAACAAAAAACCAAAGAGAAACAAAAAGAAAAAGAAGAGAAAGAGAAAGCGAAACAGAGAGAGCGAGAAGAGAAGAAGCGAGAAAAAGAGCTAAACAAAACGAAAAAGGCTAGATAACCCCTAGAATAAGCTGACATGTGGATCTCAATACACGTTTCGCCGTACCAGAAAAATGGATCGTCAATAGTCTAACGAGTTTTCCAGTGGTACTATCGATGGCGTATGCAGCGCCATTCGCGATCTTTATATTTTTCAAACTCTTTCCCATTTCATATGTAGTATCCCCCCCGTATCCATATGAAATATTGATATTGTGATCAAAGGTAGAAGTCTCACCCTGATACTCAATAAGAGTATTTAGATCATATACATCCACCAAATTCTGAGAAAACATGAGATAATACAATGTCATATCACAAATGCCCCCCGGTTTTTTATTCTGCAAGTGCCATTGAATCTTGGGTTCGATCAGTACAAATTTCGATTTATTAACGTAAATATCAAAACACAATTGGACGAATATATCGCAGAAATGCCGGGTTAAAAACGCGTTATGTACACATCCAACCATATCATACGGATTCTCGTTTATCATCTTGGAATACGCAATGTCCGTATTTTCTGGAAGAGCCTGAAAAAGATCGTCCACATTATGGAATACCACACAATCACTGTCCACGTGGAATACTCTTTTGAATGGATACACCTCCAAGAATCGCTTCAAATAAAAAATCCTCAAAAAACAGATCAGTTCAAACGGCGCCGAATTCGAAGAATAGTTAAAGAATTGTTGTCTAAACAGATTCATTTCTTGGGTTATGAGTGTACTCTGGTCTATGTGAACAACATTGGGATATTGGTTAGAAATGCTTTGATTTGTATGATCGCCGATAACATATACTTTATTTGTAGTAGAATTTACTTTAACGCAATCTTGGAAATAATCCTGATTTCCCAAATGAATAATAACTACGGGGATAATATCCATCTTGGACTCAATCTCGGTCATTTACGAAATATATCTCGATCCATTTATATTTATTTTTTATAAGGTATATCACGGATCAAAACTTCTGTATATATACTACTATTCGAGATGAACGAAGATACACCCCAAAATGATACCCACATACACCAAGTTAACTCATTTATTGACAAAATCAGCTTGGAATTTCTATTAAACAAGACCCATTACCAAAAGTATCTAGCCAAAACGGATCCACAATTGTACGCAGAAAAACAGGAATTCTTGGAATCGTGTTCGCAATATAGGCGACCCATTGTAGATATGACGGCGCGGCTCTTGGACAATCCAAATCATCCGCATTATAGCAGGGAGGTATGTGATGCATTTGACAAATACGCCCAGACTCTGATTCGATATTTAGAAGTAAAAGAAAAGTCCGACAATGCACAAAAGGTGTTTCAATTGGACGACGATGATAACGAGGAGGATACGCTGTTTCCCGAGACTATGAATAACAGTGTAGTATCTAGACCAAAAACCGGCACCTTGGATTCATTTATTTTGCGGAGATAACAAAGAAAAATCTAGATATAATATAGTCTTCTAACAGTATTCGTATAACAATAAATTATCAAACCCCCATGAAATTAAGAAAATCCACAAAAACCAATGGAGGTCGCAGGTCCAAGGCGGCAAAGCGAAAGACTCGACGGAGACGGGGTCAAAAAAAGGACAATAAAAAATCGGAGGATCAGAGTCCCGATCAGAGTAAGGGTGAAAACCCTAATGCAAAAGGTATAGTAAAACCGATGAGCTGTAGTCCAATCGTCAAGGGAAAAACCATCACCGAAAATTCGTGTTATACCGCCGATGCATTGTCCAAGATCAAGGAAGCATATAACAAAAATCATGGACAAGAGGATCAAATCTTGGACACGGACCCTAAAATGATCTACGAATCCTTGCGTTCGCGATTAACCCATTGTGGATCAGAAGACTGTTGGCTGGAACAAATAAAGGATTCCAAGGTTCGCCAACAACTCGACCAGATTTTGTTTGCGCCCGATCAACCCCCAGAATGGAAAGACAATCCCACGGAATGGTTGTCCAATTTCGACATTGAGAAGGTGTTGCAACAATACGAAATAGCCTATCCCCAATTCAAATTGTTGGGTCCATCATCCATCGATTATGATACTATAGTAGATGGGCAATGTGTATGGGACGATATTTGTCGCATGCAATTGAAGGATTTGATGGCGCGTAAAAAACGGAAATTGGGGATTGTGTTTAATTTAGACAAACACGACGAACCCGGGTCTCATTGGGTCTCTATGTTTGTTGACTTGGACAACAAATTTATTTTCTATTTCGACAGTGCATTGAATCCGACGCCCCCCGAAATTGTGCGTTTGAAAAAGACGATTATGAAACAGGGTCTCGCATTGAATCCGCCGATCAAGTTCAAATACATTACGAATACAAAGGCCCATCAAAAAACCAACACGGAGTGTGGCATGTATACCTTGTATTTTATTATTAGTCTTTTGACTGGTAAGCCGCCAGAAGACAAGGAGAAAACGGCGAGACAAGGTGGTAATGGTCAAGAAACAGATCCCAATCGCGGCGAAAACAACGAATCAATGGGCGGGAATGTGAATTTGATTCAAAGATTTGTCAACGGTTCATTGAGTGATAAAAACATGGTTGATTTACGCGATGATTTATACACAGAACCCTAATCCAATCGAGAAAAATATCATAGTATAATAGACGCAAATATACTATACTATGACAAACCAGACAAACAATACAAAAAGACGATCCACAAAACGTAGACGTACCATGAAAAGAGGTGGCAATGGAAGACGAACAGCTACACTAAGAGCCATGGTACTAAAGAATCATGATGGTGAACCAGATGTTATTCTTGGAGTAAACAAAGGACCTCGTGGATATTTGATGGATATATTTAAATATAATATAGCGGATTCGGAAAATTATATTGAAAACACCATGAAAGGATTCCCTAAACCACCATATCGCGAAAAGATTATGAGAATCAAATATCGGTCCAAGAAATAACATAAATAGTTGTTTTGCACATATAAAAGATAGGCTTGAGAATGTCGCGGTATCTTTTACCCGAAAATCAGCGAATATTGTGGGATTGTTTACGAAAAATCCCTGTATTTCAACAATACGATCAAAGTGATCGCGAGACCTTATTTAGGAAAACCATGGAATCGATTCATTATCAATATAAAGACCGAGAATTGTCTGTAGCAGATTTGCAACACTTGAATCGCGAAACTATTGCCTATGTTATTCATCATATCAAATCGACCCAGCAATCCACAATGTTGCCATCCACGAGCTATACGTTATCAAATTCGTCGGTCCAAGCCAGTCCTGTATCAAAGGAATATTTTGCAGAACAAAAACAGGGTGAAATACAGCGGAAATTTGATGAGCGTCAGCAAGAATATTCCACCATGTTGAAAAAAGATCCACCGACAACAATCGATTTCCGAGAAGCAAAAGAGATCGATAAACCGATCGAAAATATGGAGGAGCTTATTCGACTTCAAATGCAGAATCGGCAACTCGATGTAGCCGTTCCTTCTCCTGCGTCTTCATTGCGAATTCATGAGTCGATAGCATTAGATGAGCCGACTATAGTGCTAGGGCAAGGCACCGACTTAAAAAAGAATGTGTCCTGGGATTTGTCCAAGAATGAAATCGCCTATATTGAACCTAGGTCTAGCGAAATCCAAGAAATTCGCGATGAAATTGCGCGTCTGAAACAGCAATTTCTTGATCTTAACCAAAAAATAGAGTCTATTTTGGAAAAAATCCTAACATAGACAGAGTAGGATGGGGGAGTATTACCAATAACAAGCACCTTCGACTTGGACTTGTCTTTCCATTTGTTCATCTTTAGACGGTCTAACCCAATATTCGTTGTAAAAGCAATTGATATTGGGGTTATCGTCCCATCGTTTTCCGCGAACACCAAACATGATTTGCAAAGCACCGCCCATATAAATCGCACTCTTCTTTTTCTCATGTTTGATATAGTTTACCAATGGTACCCCATATCCACCACATCCAAGGAGAGCAATATCAAAATCCAAGGCATCTATTTGTCTACACATTGCATCATAATTATCGACCCAACTATCACCCAATTTGATACCTGCTAGACATTGACATGATTTCAATGGGACCAAAGTAAATTCGGGCAACACATCTGGATTGGAAAAGAGCTTTTCGCGATTCTTCGTAAATTGTTCTACAATAGTATCGGTAAATGGACTGATAACCAGCACGCGTTTGTTTTGCAAACCCTTTGACCAAGGTGTATCCGAATAATAGGGTTCTAGATCCGTCGCAGCAAAATGTCGGTCCTGTAGCCCGAATTGCTGGATCCACTCTTGTTCAACCGGATGGATAAAACTATTGTACCAAGTACCCAGATAATCAGTAGTCTTTATTCCTTTTACGTATTCGTCGGAGAAAGTGATCGCGTCGGACCATTGTCTTTTGGGATCAAAATACACCCCTGCATTATTATGTAGGGTCCATATCAGTTTGGGTTCAACCGGCTGCATTTTAGAAACACGATATGAGAAAATGGTTTCTGCCCCCAACCCTACGCGAACAATGCTGAATACTTTATTTTCTTCCAAGAGACGGTGGATAATTTTGGAGCCATCTTTCTTGTATCCTTCTATCGAGAGTGTAGCGGTTGACATTGTATGATGTAATATCTATGGAAACATCTTTATATATTTCCGATTCAAGAACATAAATATTTTCTCTACTCATTTAGGGGGTATTTTCAAGAAAATTGATGTGCTTTTTTGTATTTTTGTTTGTTGGAAGCTTCAGAGCAAAAGTACTATTAAGAGACAAGAGACAAGAGACAAGAGACAGAAGACAGGAGATCCAAACGTATAACGAACGCGCTAGAATGCAGAACACGGTGTCTTTCGAATTGGTGTCGCATCCTACAACATCGGTAGCCTCAGAACCAGAGCTTCGAAATGAACGCGTCCTCTGTGAATATACCGAAACCGAAAAAAAAAGGATGAATGCAGAGCGGTGCATTATCATGGGCCAAACCGCAATATTAGAAATAGACGGGATCGCGATTGTCCACGAAAATCAGAAACAGATCGCTGACCAATACAAATTTACATTTTCGGACAGGCAAGTTATCCTTGCTATGGTGATCGCAAAAACACAGTCGGGCAAAACGGGAATTATGAACGCGTGCATTACCAAGCCTGTAGAGGATACGGAATGTCCTATACCCACTAGCCACATCTTTATTATTACGGCGCTATCTTCCACCGAATGGAAGGAGCAAACCAAATATAGAACCCCCGCAATATTACACGCCACAGTCTTTCATCGGAGCGAACTGCCCATTACCTTTGTGGACAGCATTCGCGGCAAGAAAAACGTCTTGATCATCATGGACGAAATCCAAATTGCCGCGAAGAAGAACCAGACCATTTACCGTGCGTTTGAGAACGCGGGTTTCTTGAACAAGCAGTATTTGTTGGAGAATGACATCAAGATCTTGGAATTTACCGCTACGCCCGACGGCACCATTTGCCATTTGCAAAAGTGGAATGAGGCTTCGCGCAAAATAATCGCCAACCCTGGCGAAGGATACACTAGTGCATACGACCTTTTGCAGAGAGGCCGCGTTAGGCAATTCAAGAACTTGTGTGGATTGAACAAAGAAACCGGTGAGGTGCATCCGGAGACATTCGACAATATCCGCGAAATATACGATGATATACACAGCTTTAGTCGTCCAAGATACCACATTATCCGAACACGAACGGGTGGCTACCAAGAAACCACGATCCACAACTTCAAGGAGATCTTCGACCCGCAAGAGTTTTGCTTCGTACAGTATGACGGGGCGAGCAAAACGGATATCAATGTGTTGCTTGCTGTTGCACCCCAGAAACACACGTTCATCTTTATCAAGGAACGTCTCAGATGCGCGAAAACGATACACAAGACCTATATCGGGATTCTCTATGAACGATATGTTGCAACACCCGATGACGCGTGCATTATGCAGGGATTGATTGGACGCGACACGGGGTATGATAACAACGGCGATAGCATATGCTACACGAATATTGATACTATTGAACGATACGAGGCCATGTGGAACTCAGGGTTCGAGGATAGCTCGATTGAGTGGAATTCCAAGACGACACTTTATCGAAGGGGTAGTCTTTCAGCGAAAAACACGTTCAACAATCGGGACGAATACGCCGGTTTCTCTAGTAGCGACGACGACGACGACTCGATCTCGGATGCGCCAGCTGTGCCCGTGGAACCGATTATCAAGCGGTTCAGGACACAAGAAGAAGGTAAGAGATACTATATCCGTGTGTTGAAGCCTATCTTGAATGGGCGAGGTCCAAATCTGAAAAAGGCGAATGCCCAAGGATTTTACGAAGCTACTGTTCGAAATGTCAAGAAGGTGTACTCGTGCAATGAGTTGTATAGTGAACGCCGCTGTGGTATCGAGAATGATTCGGGAAAAACCTATCGTTTTCGCCCATGCTACAAAGATCCTTCTGATCCTAATACACTAATGTGGTGGTTTATCCACTACCCGATAGAATAGAGTAGACTTGCGTAGACTAGAGTACAAATATTCTTTCATAAAAAAATTACTAAGAATCAACAACCTAGACTAGAGTAAAAATACCCCCTATTACATCAATTACCCAATCGCAAAAATGTGGCCAACACGGACTGATTCTTCTTTTCGTATTCTTGCGATTTTATTTTTGCTGAATATTCGCGCTTCAACATCTGTTCCTTTAGAATCTGTTGTTGTTGGTCCAAGATGCGTTGTGCTTCGGCTTTTTCTAGGGGGGTCAATTCCGAGCTAGCATCCCGTGTTCTCTGGAATTCGTCTACCGAGGAATATTTAGGCATTTTTCCTAAATCGGTTTCGCTAACCGCAAATACGGTTTGGTCCTTGTGCACCTTTCGCAAATCGTCGAACTTTAGTTTGCTAAACGGATCGCTACAAACATAGAGGTCTCCGTGGCCATCGCCATCGCCATCGCCATCATACAATTGTCCAACACCATTATTTAGGACCATTTCTTGGACGCCACGATATCGAACAACACCAGACTGTTGCTGTTTCATAGAGTCAAAGACCGCCGACATATTCTTGGGATTCACGTTTTTTCCAAGAGATTCGATGTTGTTTATAGCGGGGTCTTCACTAGTAAACCACGTATTTCTATTAGGGTCTGGTCGTTCAGCCATGTGATTTTTCTCGAAAAGGTCGTTGAATTGCGATTGGAACTCTCGTTGATCCATCTTGGAAATGGACCGTTTTACTTGGGTTTCTACGGATCGCGATCCCGCCCCCGCCGCAGTTGTTGCGTGGTATTTCGTCGTGGATTCATTGACTACTTGATTCTGACGGTTTTGTTGGTCGTGGAATTGAACAATGATTTCCAACGCCTTTTTGTAAAAGAGGAAATATTCGGGTCCAAGACGGGATTTATCGGGATGCAACATAAGAACCTTCTTTTTTGCGCGTTTTAGATCTTCTACTGTAAAATCGTAGGATCGGATATCGAACAAGTCCAAGAGTTCGTCGAATGAGTATGCGTCCATTTGTAAATTGTGAGACTTTGTATTAGTATTTCGTGTTTGATACATTATAGTAGAAATAGAATTATTTCTATAGGTATGTTAACTATAGAAATAGTTTAGAACCATATATACACATATGAGCTGGTTAACATCCGGAACTAAAAAAGGTACTACTGCCACGAAACCAAAGGCATCCTATGTACGATCGTTGAAACGAACACATTATATTAGTAATTGTTATCATGCGGCCAGAAAAGTACCCCCTGTATGCGACTATATCGATACGAATATGAACTTTCTCGAAAAAGGATTCTTATCCTCTGGTCTTTCTGACAAACGGAAATTGGACATCATGAAAATGGATCGCGAACACAAGCCAAAGGCGATTGCCTTGGAAGGTATATTAAAGGGGCTTCCCATGGGTACATCTCTGGGAGGTCGAAAAAAAAGCGTGAAGTTTTCCAAGAAATTGAATAGAACGCGAAAAATATATAAGAACTAATATAGCTGATAGTATATATATTGTACAATGGAAGGAGGCGATTTGGCGAAACCGAAGGACAACGTTAAACCACAGGACAATGTTAAACCACAGGACAACGTTAAACCGCAGGACAATAGTAAACCACAGGACAACGTTAAACCACAGGACAACGTTAAACCACAGGACAACGTTAAACCCGCGATCATAACCAAGATACCCTCCGTCGCGGAATTCTCTCAACTATTGCGAAAGAATCCTGGACTTATTATCATGAAATATGGCGCGGAATGGTGCGGTCCGTGTAAAAAGATCGAATCATTAGTAGGGGAATGGTTTAACCACATGCCCGCACAGGTCCAATGCTGTTTGATTGATATCGATCAAAACATCGAGCTATATGGATTCATGAAGTCGAAAAAAAGGATCAATGGAATCCCGGCAATCATGTGTTATGTAAAAGGAAATACATACTATATCCCGGATGATATGGTGGCAGGCGCCGACCCGGCTCAAATTGCCGGGTTTTTCCAAAGATCGTTGAAGGCATTGTCCGAATTGTAGGGTGTAGCCCATTATATCATGAGATTCGACGCGATTTCCCCCCTTTTGCGATAGCTCTCCTTAATATCTATAGTACAACTAGCGAATTTATTGATAATCGCCGAGGTTCGAGAGTCTTCTTCGTAATTGTTTCGGATGGATTGCATGGTAATGTGATTTAGCGGGTACTTACCGCAGTGTTTTTCGAACATATGGTGTAGCTGGGATTGGTACATGGATCTCCATATATGAAAATCGCTATAGCAGTATACCATATTGTATGTATAGTATGCTGGACCGTACCATTGGTAAAACCGCTTTGTATAAGGCGTTTTGTCCACCAAGGATTGGATTTTTTCAGGAACATAGTCTTCTATAACTGCTTCATGGTCATTTGGATGGCTGAATCGAATATAATTGCATATCATGGTGTGGTTGGGATGAATATGATGAATGCAAGCCATTTTCAAAATGACTTGTATCGTTGGAACCAGAGTACGCGTATTCATTTCCATGTTCCAAAGAATCGCATGACATATGCCGGAGGCAGTGTCCTTTAGATCGGACCTTTGTACCATCTGCTGTTGTATGATGCGACAATTCGTCGACCAGTCTTCCGGCGTTCTAAATGTGTCGATGATGAGAACGAGAATCCTGTCTTCTACGCCCGAATCGGGGCGTCGGTTTGCGATGAATGACGGTATCATTTGATACGGCGCGTTTGTTCGAAGCGGTGTGTCTTTCAATTGGGTGGGATATTGGAATGTGTGATATGTCTCGTTTTGTTTTCCTCCAATCGAAACATAGATGGAATTATAGGGTCGGACTTCATCGCTCCATCCCTCTAAATGTTGGAAGAATTCCAAGAATTCCTCCAATGTTGTATTGTCTAATGAATGAAACATGATAGTTTAGTTATCATTTACATAAATGATCTTTGGCATTCTCAATTTTCTTTGCTTGATGTTTTGCGTGAGGTCCTTCTTCTCTTTTGCTGATATATCTTGCCCCCCTTTTTCTTTCTACTCGTCCTCTTTTCTTTGATTTGTTTGGTTTGGTTGGCCGGTTTTGTTCGTTTGCCGCCAATTTTGGTTGTAGCCGATTCCTCCGTTGATTCAAGAGACTTTTCCGAAGGTTGATCCGAAGGTTCGGCAGACACCTCTTTTTCTGTAGTTGCATCAGGTTTAGCACCCTCGCTTGTACTTTTGGTCAAATCACTTATGCTTTGGGCAAAGTCTTCCGTTTTATCGGAAATGGCCTCTACGGCATTCGCTGTGGATTCCTGAATATACTCCGCCGTATCCCCGATTTTCTCGGTTGCAATCGAAACACCCGATTCTATGGATTTCGCGATCTCATGAGAACCTTCCGAAAAGGTGGCGTATCCTAGGACGGCACCTACTATTGCTACCATGCCATATGCAGCAAAAGGGATTCCACCCACACCATTGTATATCAAATAGTTCATCGGACTAATTCCCGTGGAGAATCCATTGGAGAAAAACGATGCTATAGAATTCGCACGGTCTGTCAATGAACTCATATTTTCCGATTTACCCTATCTAGTATAGTGTCCTATTATTTTTTCGCATATCCTATAACAGCACATGCGATTCGTTTTCCCGAGTGGCCGGTAGTTAAACTATCCTCGTGTCCACCCAACCCACAGTCATCCGGATCGGCATGTATAATAAGCCCGCGTCCAAGGATGTTCGCCGCGTCTCCGCGCAATTGTATTATATTGTCATAAAACCGGTATTTTGCGCATCCATTTGCATCGGTTTGCAGATTCCCTAAATCACCTACATGGCGATGTTGTGCTCCGGGACATCCATGAACATCTCCTGTAGGATTGAAGTGCGCACACATGCTTTCGCATTGTTCGCTCATATCGCCGCATTCGTGAACGTGGAATCCGTGTTGCGCGTTCTTTTTCAATCCCTGAATATCCACGTCGATCGCCACTCTTTTCGTTTTGGGCATCTCCGTAAATCGCACTGTGCCTCGTACACTTCCTTGTGTAAAGGTAGCAATCGCTTTGATAGGTGGATGCAGCATAGATCGGTTTGGCACTACTATTGTATACTATCCAGGTTTTCTTTACGCTCTTTTTCGAAAGAAAAGTCCGTGTTAAGGCCTCCGGCGAGTATATTCATGCGTTGGGGTCGATCTTGGTCCAAGAGATCTTTTGCCAAGGTTAGTCGATGATTCATAGACAGTGTCCTGTCCTCCAATGTTTTTATTTTTCGCGTGTTCTCAAGTGCAGTTAGGATAGTGTTGAGTTCGGTGATGTTTGTTTTGGAATACAACGGAAAACGCTCATCCGTACCTGGAACCACAGTGGATAAAGATTCCTCTGACGAAACCCATTCCGGTATAGAGACGCCGTGTTCAGTGGCATGTCTCGTTATTTTACAACATAGAAACATCATATATAAGAACTTCATGTATATAGTATACTCTCTGTTTATTAGAGTATATTATATATTTTATACAGTATTGTCTATATGATTATCGACTAACGAGATATTATCGGATAACTACGTTAACACGTGCAGATCTTTCCTCGGCGTCTCGATTCCTGGACGCCTGCTCTTCGCGCGCCCTTTGTGCCCACGCCGCTTTTACATTGTCGTCAACTGTAGTGCAGAAATGTCGTTCATATCTTTCGGGGCTATCGTAATACAAATGGTGTGGTTCCACTTCGCCGTATTTTCCGCGGTCGCCTTCGCCAGTAGCCATACACACCTTGTAATACAACAACTCGTCCCGTTTTCCTACTCGAAAAGATGGGTCTGAAATTCCGGTAATCGCGTCGCGAATAATAGTACCCGGTGTAAATCCGGTACGATAATAAGAGATGGAGACGGTCTCGCCTTGGATCTTTCGTTTCACTGTGAAAAATGCGGGATCCGTACTCTTCTTTTGATGAAATGGACGGCGTGTATCACCCCTCCGATTGTTGGTATTGGAATACTGCTCTTCCTCGTCGTCGTCCTCTCCATCATCATAATCATAGGCTTGAAAATGACGCGAATCGTCGTCATATTCGCCTCCGTACTCTTCTTCTAGACCCATCTCGTTATCATATTCCGACATACTAGTTAATATCCTGATCCTTGATCCTTGTCTCTTTAAAACCGGTAGTAGGTTATCGATTGACTCCTTGATACAATATTTAGCTATTACTCTTTATGTTGATTTACATAAAATAAATTCATATTACAATATAGTGTACTATGTCGGCAACTCTTATTCAACAATTAGAATTACAGAAAAAGATTCGAGAACGATCCGGAGATATAGAGGAGAGTTTGACCGCAAAACCGTCTCAAATATCGGCGCTTTACAAGGATACTGGTTCTGTTAAAATGGCATATCCGAGCCATGATGTAGACGCAGATTCGGAGTCGGACGAAGAGTCGGTTCGAACAGATAGCCCCCCTTTAGAGGATTCCAGCGAACCATCCTTTTTCTTCTTGGACAAGAACAATGGAGTCTTACAATACGATTTGTCTACTGTATGCGAAACCCATACCGATATTACTAAACCTTTGACGATTTATATGTGTGGCTACGATTTGAAAATGGAAGGACACGACCCATTTTTGCTCTATGTTATGCAGCAGGAGGGTGGCGAATATACCTTCCCCCAATTTAAGTTCACTTGCCCCAACAATGTCCAAGCCGATACTGATGCCGAAGAAATGGGGCCTCTTCACGTGTATTTTAAGAACGAGTGTTCGAAGGTTATCTTGGACATTATGGATTTGAACAACCATGACGATGCAAAAGCCTTGGATGATGTTTACAAAGGGTATGTCCAAGATAAGAAGGATCTCTCGGTTCTCTACGTATTCTTGGACTATTCGGGATTCTCTATTCAGGCGTCTCCCACAATAAATCGTGTATGGGGATCCATGGATGAACTGATCTATTGTCGCAAGATGCATGGTTTAGCGATGAGTTCGCACGTTTCAACACTATTCGATCAACACCCTTCGTTAATACACATAAAAGACCGGAACCAAGAGAATGTCGAGATCCCGATTTCCATATATTTGTGTGAATACATGTCGCCCGGATCCTATACAAATGTATATCAATTGGGTGAACCCTCGGTTATCAAAAGTGTTTTCTCGAGCCAGGACACACAAAACAATGATACGGGATCAGAAGAAAAGGAGGCAGAAGCTTCCGCTCCCCCTGTACCTTCCTCTTCATCATCGTCTTTTGTATCTTCGTCGATATCTCTGATCGATGAACGGATCGACCACCCTATTTTAGGCAACTTTTATTATTTCAGCGTAGAACCATTGAGTTTTGAGAAATCCTCTATTTTCAAGATTCGGAGGTTTGTCGGGTTCTTGGACAATCCAGTATATGTCTTTCATTCTTTAACCAAAACTGTACAAACGATTCGGTCCAAGAATACGGTAGTAGGGTCGGTGTCGTCTTCGATTAGTGAAACCCTTCCTAATGGAGCTGGATCCATTATCCCCAATATCGTCTCCTACTTTAGTGGGTCTAGTGGGTCGAAAGAGTCGCCCTCTGATGTCCAAGAAGACGTAGAATCTAAGATACAGACATCGATCGATTCAAACGACGTAGTACTCTTTATTGATCCCGAATGTCCCTATTGTAAAGAGGCTATCCGTTTATTAACCGAACATAAGACGACACACACGGTTATTGAATGCGATTCCGAAATGCGCGCAGAATTGAAAAAGAGAACTTCGGTATCGTCAGTACCCTCCATCTGGATAAAAGGTGTGTATGTAGGAGGATGCAATGATGGTCCAGAAGAATGGATGGGGATCAAGAAATTGGTCGAAACGGGGGATTTAGAGAAACGGCTTTCTTTAGAAAACCCCGATGTGAATCTAGAACCAGAAGACGACGAAGACGAAGGCGAAACCTCTATCGAAGATCAAATCAAAGACTTGGCCAATTTGGACAACAATTGCATCTTTTTCAAAGAAGTCGTCGATCAAAGGAATGTATCCATGTGGTGCATAAAGTCAAAGGATTATTTTATGGAAATATAACCGAACTATATTCTAAAGTATACTCATGGCCGAAGAACCCAAACCAGAAAAACCGAAAACTACACTAGGATATTTGAACGAAAAAAGAAAGGATGCAGTAAAATATATAGGTAATACTCAGCTGGTTAATGCTACGAGAAGAAACGTAGTAGCATTAAAACGGACATTTACGGACGGCAACCTCGACAAAGATGACGACAAAGAAGCAAACGACGAACCCATATCTCAAACCTTGGTCGGAGACATATATCACATGTTTAAAACGTTTATGGATATAATAAACGGGATTTTATCCATACCATTTGTTTCTCCAATCTTATTTTGTATTTTTGCTATACTATTCGGGATTGTGTTTTTTAATATAAATATTTTCTATAATGGACCCACGAATAAATCCGTGTTTGTAGGATATTGCGTGTTTGCTTGGATCGTCATGTTTCTCGTTTTGATTGTGATATGTCAACTCATCCATAGTTTTCGGCGACAAACCATGATAGCCTAAACACTATTCGCGGGATTGAACGTATATTCGTCCAAGAATTTTCCGAGAATCGCGGAGTCGATCGTTTTCGCAAAATGTGTCTTTATCTCTTCCGTAATAGGGGGTCTACCTTGAACCCTATTGAAAACCGAAATATAATCGCTTATTTTGCGGGTTTCTTTATTGATGCGCTCCTTTTCCTCGGTCTCTTGTTTGGATTTCAATATAGCAGCCTTTTCGGCTTCCGTCTTTTCCTTCAATGCCGTCTTTTTTTCCAAGACCTCTTTTACCTTTTGCTGGGCGGCCAACTGCATCTCCATATCATGGACCTCTTGCTCCTTTTTACGCAGTTCTTCTTCGCGTTTCAAAATGTCGTTTTCTACACGGGTTTCCAAGTCCGTCTTTATACGAGGCGCAATGATTTTATATGTATCAGCGAAATCATTCATCGAACTATCCAGATCGGTTTGCACTCCTCCGTCCACTTTCACCAATTCGAATTCTTGGTACCAATGATGGCGATTCTCCGCAGAAGAGATGAGCAAATCGCATACATCGGGCTTAATTAGTTCTTCGAATTTTTCTAAACGAAGCTTGGAGTATTTAGTAATATCGAATCCCGTTTTGTAATCCTTCATACCGAAAGTTGTCATAAAATCTTTGATAATATCGGGCGGAATTGAGGGACTGGTTTCCATGAGTCGGTCGAATTCTTGGCGCGACATTTTCAAAAAAGGCTCGGCCTTCATACGTTCATTGGGATCTTTTGCTAATTCGATGCGAATATTGCGCGAAAACTTGTCCCACGAAATCCCCGCAATGCGGTGCCCCTCATTGAGTTCGGAGATTTTCAAGTATTGTTGGATGGTGGTCAAAATACCGATGAAGATATTAACAGTTCCGATAATCAAAGGTGCGTAGGACTGGTATGCGGTGGGAATGTTGCCCTGTGCGAAAGAGGCCGTACCACTAATCGTGGAGAGAACAATCGCTGGGATCGTATACCAAGCTTGTGATCTAGAGTATTTTTGGTGGGCTTTTGTGTGCATCCATTTATAACAAACCGCTACGTCGCACCATTCGACCAAGATTTTCTCGTTTTCTACGGACCATTTAATGGGGGGTACCTTGGGCTTTAGTTTAGACACGTCTAACACTGTAGTTTCATCTCTGGAACCAGACGCACCCTCTTGGCGACTCGTTAGTTCACTCCCATTTCCATCACTAACATTCCCATCTAACATATCCAATTGGGAAGACGATGATGACGTACTATTTTTAAATCTTGGACTAACCAATCCCCCTTTTATTTTATGAGACACCGGCATACAAATAAATATATACTACGTCTTGGTATATATTTATACTATGATATTTTTACGCGCTGTTTCCGGACAAGTCGTCTGTTAATGCGTCTGTTAACCCGTCTGTTAACCCGTCTGTTAACCCAGCATCCGTACTGTGATCCAGCTCTTCCATAACAACACGGACATTGGTTTCAACTGAAGTGTGTTGCATAGTCTCATCTAGGGACGAAACCCTATGATTATTAGGGTTCGGGTTATTAGCAGGATCTGTGGTTTCACTCGTTATATCTTGATCCTGTTTTTGATTTCGACTAAATAGTATGGCGGCCATTTCCGCACTAACCGCGATAGCTTCATTTTCTTGGGAACCTTGTTCTGTTATATCGATACCATCGATCAATTCCGTGTTTTTGACAACATATTCATCGTCCATGTCCAAGAGATTTTCCGTCGCACAAAGCAAAAGTTCGATTTCCGTGGGGTCCTCTTCCGCCAACGTATAGAATTCCTCCAATTGTTTGGTATCGATGGCCGCCGCCGTACTCTGCCGATGTTGGTGATTGGCCAAGATATCGTCCTCGATTTCGGTGTAAAACTCCTGGACTTTGGAAAACAGCTTGGACAAGTATTTCTTCTGTGATGCATGGAAGAATCCAATATAGGACGTGTATAAACCGATCTGTTCCCTAACCAAAGTATTCTCATATTCCAAGGTGTGGAGAAAGCTGGTAATGGAGATTCCGCCTCTGGCCGTGTTGCTATAATCTACGATGGTTTGGCTCTTCTTGATAAAATGGGTGTACAAATAGTTCATCAGCTTCAAAATATCGGAATGGATCGAAATAATATCGGACATTTTGTATTCGTGAAAGGGTTCCAAGTCTTTGTAGGGCGTATATTTGTTGTGGTCGGTCTCTATTGTGCGAAGATCGTGATTCGATTCCGATAGCTGTACCAAGATGATGTGGTAGAGTTTGTAATAGTCGCCATACATGCGATTGTTGATCGAGGCTACGGATCTGGAAAGGTGATCCATTTCCAAGATGAGGGTTTTGTATTGGAAATAGAAGGAGTCCAGGCAAAAAAGGAAGATTTTCTTGGTATTGTGTTTCACCAAGTCTTGATACGTAGTCTTCAGTTCGGCTAGCTTGACGGCCAAGGTTTTGCGTTTTTTGATGATTTCATGGTAGGTTTGCAAAATCCCTTGGAATTCGGACTTTAATTTTTCGATGTCGAACAAGTAAAGCGAGGACATTGCTATAATAGTCCAAGAGAAGTTTTTATCTAGAGGTGAACCTAAGCCGAAGGAGGAGTAAAAGCATTCGATCTAGGTGTTCCTCTTGGCGTTCCTCTTGGCGTTCCTCTTGGCGGTTTCACAGGTTCATATCTCATCGGGGTCGGTTCATTGCAATAGACATACAAATCTCCCATCTTGGTTTTGCCTGCGAAGAATTGATCGTTTAAATCAACCCTCTCCTGAGTCTGTATTTTCTGTGTAATCGTATTGCATGCATCCTCCACATTATTAATACGGTTCGGACGTCCACTATCTCTCATTTCGGGCGTACCATACATATGAGAATAATGAACCATTTTTATAAGCTTCATCAAATCATTATCTATTGCAATAAACGCCGCATCTGTATCGAATTTTCGTTTGATATCACTCAGTAAACGAAGATCGTGCGAGAGATTTCGTTGAATAATACGAATGCCATAATCTCTGATAAAATCTCGATCATTCATGATTCCAAATCCAAAATCTTCACCGCAGTTGGGGTTGCATTCCGGTGTTGCACATAGTTTGTCATAGACCGATCTCGAATTATTATTCGCGTTTTCATAAAAAAAGGATCGTCCATAGTCAATAATCTTCGCAATATATTGTGTTTTGAAACGAATGATGGTTGGTGGCGTACCTACACCATTATTTGTTATGTAATGACACTCAAAGTAATGATTCTCCGGTGCGGGATATAATAATACATTATTGAGATGAAGATCATAATGTGTGTATTCGTTCATTAGGATGTTTAGTGGGGTGTATACTTGAAATAGGACATTTAGGAATTCATTCCTAAAGAAGATATCCCGACCAGGAGTTGCTTGATGCAATAATTTATCTATTGGAATTGCGGATTTTATGTGTTGTATAAGGATAGACATGTATTTTGAACGTTGGCATCCTCGAATATAACTAGGCGGTAAGGGTTCTAACTCGAGTACTTTTGGTGCCTCGTTTGTTGCAACTTCTGCTTGGCGTAGTACCCCCCAAGCCGCCTCGCTCTTATAAGAATAGAGTCCATAGGTTTCCAAGAAACAAGGGAATTGTTTGAATTTCGTGTTGATATATTGACCGACTATGTATTCGTACATCAAATTATCCGATGTTTCGGTGCGAGACGATTTCAAGAGAGCATGACTAACATACCCATCCTTTATATATTTGATCTCATTGACAAACCCATTTTGTGAAACTGCTCCTATACGA